CCGCGGGTGACCATTCGGTCGATACGACTTTCATGTCCCGGTTCAATAACCCACAATTGACGGGGGTTCAGGTTCTCGTCGATGGTGCGACAGGTCTGGGAACGAACCAAATCTCGGGTGGTGTCGACCCATCCGGAAATAACGACACGTACGATGCGACCAATAAATACTGGACCCTTAACGGAACCCTCACCTCAAACATCACCGTGGAGGCCAATACCTTCTTGGAGGGTGACCAACCCCACGCGGTCTCGGTGTGGTTCAATTCCTCAAACTTGGAGGCCAACGTTTCCAATACGTGTGTCTTTTCGGTTTCGGACCAAGAGAAGTTGGATTCGGTGAACCTTGATCTCCAATCGAACACGTGGCACAACCTAACCTACACGTACCAAGGTGAAGGTGGCTCCCGGGTAACCTACCTCGATGGACGTAAGGTGGCCGAAGACCAAGCCGAAGATACCTTCGGGGACTACCCACCCTTCGCGATGACTGGGTACTCACAGGGTGGGTATGTGGCGAGTGCGAGTAGTGAATATGCAACACCCAACTATAGTGCATGGAAAGCATTCGGTGACATTTGGCACAATAACGGAGATACGGATGGTAGTGAGGTGTGGTTGTCAGAAAATGCAACAAATTACGGCGGCACTGACGGATTATATAATAAATCACCACCCAGAAATTTGGGAACCGGTGCACTCGATGGTGAATGGATTAAAATAGAAATGCCACATAAACTCAAACTTGATTATATAACAATTTATCCGCGGTTACTACATAGTAGTAAAGCACCTAGAGATTTTATCGTATACGGTTCAAATGACAATGTGAACTGGTCCCCCGTATTAACAGAAACTGGTGCTTCCATAACCGCGACTCACCAAGAAACGGGTCATACATTTAGTGTGGATGTGCACAACACATGTTATAAATATTTTGGATTGGTGACTAGAAAAGTAAGAAGTGCGTCAACATTTGTCAGTATATCACAACTCGAATTCTACGGCCACCGCGAGAATGACCTGGTCCGCCTTCCCGATCCCACGAATGTCCTCAAGTATCCGCACATTGCGATGACTGGCCAACCAGGAACTGCTAATGGTGTCTCTGACACGGTGCATGCACAACGGGGTTATGTTGTAACTGCGAGTAGTATGTATGTTGACAATGCATCAAACCCATATCAACCATGGCGTGCGTTTAATAATAAAACTGGTGGAGGGCAAAACTGGGTATCGACCGGTTTAGCTAATACATATGGTGGTGGGAGTGGTGCATATGGGACTGTTCGGACAGCAAACTTAGGTTTAGACTCAGGTGGTGCGTCCACACCTCAAGGGGGGACACGAGAAAATGGTGAATGGTTGAAAGTTCAATTACCACATAAGATTGTTTTGTCCCACATTCAAATGGTTGGCAACTCCGGTGATACAACGGATCACCCAAAAAGTTTTAAACTTTATGGCTCTATTAACGGCACAACGTGGGTTGAAGTAATATCAGTGACTAACACGGGGGTACAAGATACATCTACAGGTACAACGTTCACACCCAGTTCAACACCAGCTATGTACAATTATTTTGGTTTGGTGGTAACGGCAATACAATCACGTCCGAATTATCTGACTCTACCCGAACTGAAACTCTTCGGCACAGGTGTCGACTCCATCCCCATCCAGATCGGTGGTGGGAACATCGATAAGGTGGCGAACTTTAGGGTGTACGACAAGTTTGTGGGGGAGGACCAAGCCCTCGAGATTTGGGATGCCCAAAAGGACTATTTCGGGAGGGCCAAGTCCCAAATGGTTCTGCAACAAGGGAAACTTGGGGTAGGTACGGATGCACCCCAAGGTCGGTTCAGTGTCGCGGATGAACCCCACAACTTGGAAGAGTTTCCTCCTAGGGCTATGACCGGGTACAAGAACTACTTTGAGGGGCACGGGGAGTTTTGTGCGAGTTCGAGTGGTAAATATAATACAGCGGATTCATATCCGGCTTGGACCGCATTCGATAAAACAGTTAACCCCCAAGGATCGACGGATGCGTGGATATCCACTTCAGGAAGTTATGACGATTCCACAGATTTACCAACTGGGATAGATACATTTTTAGGTATACCGGGTTCATGGTTGAAATTATCTACACCAAATAAATACACCGTTAAGTATATCACATTACTTCCTAGGGTTCAGAGATTGGATAATGTTTCTGCCCCAGGTAGGGGTAAAATATATGGATCGAACGATGACAAGACGTGGACTATATTGACGGAATACAATGGTTTAACGTATAGCAAACAATCTAGATTAGCGACTATTCATGTAAATTCTGAAAAAGCTTTTAAATATTTTGTTATTTTAGTCGAACAACTGAATAGTGGTGCTAGTCCGGGTGCTAGTTATAATTACACTAGTATCGGCGAACTCCGCTATTTCGGCACCCGTGAGCAGGGTCAATCCGTCCTCCACGATGGCCAACTGACCCTCACCAAGAACCTCAACGTTCCCCGCATAGGGCCACCCCTAGACGCGGACGATACACCTAGGCGGGACAGGCTCGTGGTGGAATACAACACCTCCACGAACCCCACCTTTGAGGGGGCTGTCAGGGATACGTCGGGGAGGGGGTTGGATGGGGTGTTCTACGGTGGGGCGTCGTATAATGCGACAGATAAGGCTTTGGGGTTTGATGCCGTCACGGGAACTGCACTCGAAAGTGGGATTCTTCCTCTTCAAGGTGACGCATCGCATTCATATTCGTTTTGGTTTAATAGAAAGATAAATGGTGATGATGTATTGGTTTCAATTGCTACATCTCCCGATGCCTCACCGGCTCTTAGTAGCATGAGTAATTTTTATGTAACAGCGAACGGTGGTGGTTCCTGGTTTAGCATCAGTAATGATACGACATATCCTGCTAATACATTTACAGATAGGGCTTGGTTTCATGTTGTTTGTCTATATAAAGGAGGAGGTGCATCACCTACATACAAAGAACTCTATGTAAACGGTATTAAAATAACACTTACCCAAGCCGCTCATGGTACTGCAGGAGATCCACTTAATTTTACAAATCCAACCCTCTCTTTAGGAGGTGAACATAACGGACGTTCAAATTATTGGTTCAATGGCTCCATCTCCCAATTCAAACTCTACGACACGGCCCTCACCGCCGAAGAGGTCAAGACCCTCTACGATATGGGTCGGTTGGGGAATGGGTTATACCCACTTCACATAGACACACCCGTATACATCAACGGTCCTTTATACGCTCCAGGAAGTATACTTAATATTTCACAATTTGTAGATGATGTAGATAGGGAGGTAGTTAGTAGCACCTCGCAGGTAACCGGATACACTACACCCCCCATTCATATGAAAGCTGGTAGTAAAGTGAAACTGGATTTTATTATACCGTGGCGACACGACGGAGCAAACTTGACTGACTGGCGGGGTGGGTATCATTGGATTTATTTTAGGTTAAACAAGACTGTAGCAGGTGTGGCAGCCAATACATTTGTGATGTTACTTTCGTCTGGATATCACATGGGGGCGGGTGCTTCTTTTATAATGACTTATTCGAATAGTTGCTATTTACCTCTATCCGTACCCGAAGATTATACGATAGAGTTTGAACATAGGTTTGCCGCTTATACGAATACTGGTACACCTTTTCGTATAAATAAGAGTCATAACATCAACGGGAACGCGGAAGCTAATCTACTAAAACTCGGATTCCCTAATGATAATATGGGGTATTCAAAATATATAATCACAGAAATCTCAAAATAAAAAGTATTGTCTATAAATAATGGATATAACGACGACTATTCAATACGGTTACCCGGGTTCGGGGTTCTCGATGACAGGAAATGATTACGATCAATTGATTTGGTACGACACTAAAATACCCAAACCAACCCTTGAGGAACTGACGACCAAGTATGAGGAACTCGTGACAGCCCAACCCCTTAAGGAACTCCGCAAAGAACGCGACACTTTACTCACACAAACGGATAAGTATGTCATTCCCGATTGGCCACACGCATCCGTCGAGAGTGCCAACGCATGGGTCACGTACCGCCAGGCCCTCAGGGATCTCCCTTCAGTGACCGAAGACCCCGCGAACCCGGTTTGGCCCGTACGACCCGATAAAGTCGTGGCCGTGGTCGTGGAGAAAGAGACCTCGAATGTTGTTGTGGAGGAAGATACTTCAAATGTGGTCGTGGAGAAAGAGACCTCGAATGTGGTAGTGGAGAAAGAGACTTCAAATGTGGTCGTGGAGGAAGAGACCTCGAATGTGGTAGTGGAATAGTCACACCTAATAACACGTAAATCATTTCTTACGCTATATTAGATGTCGATCAATAGTTTGAATACATACCTAAATGTGAAAGATTCACATC